TCGACAAGTATGAACGTACAAGATTGGGTGAAGGTACTCCCAGGTTGCATTATGTCCCCAGCTGATGAAAATTTGGCAATTATGTGGAGTAATATACCTCCTGATCAAAGTTTTCAAGATTTTGCAGAAGATGGTGTTGCCTACTTCAAGCGTAAGTTTGGATATTCTCCAACAAAAATAGAATATCGTGTTGAGGATGGAGAAATAAATTTACCAGGAATTTTGTGTATTAGTAAGTCGTCTGGAATTCAACGTAAGGTTGTTTTGATTTATCCAGCAGAACCGAGAGTCTGACAAGTTATATTTATTATGAGTGGAGGTACCATGAATAAAGTAAAAGTTACAGAAGAAAGTTTGAAGGAAGTTGTTGGTGAAGCTGTTTTGTCATTCATTACCAAGACACGTCCTGAAACGGATGAAATTGTAAAGTTGCTTCTTGCGAAGAATGCAGATTATGGTGATGCATGGCAAAGATTTGACATATTTACTCCACTGGTTCGTCTTAATGACAAATTGTTGCGAGTCAAAACTTTGTCGGATGGAAGAACAGCTCTTGTACCAGGTGAGAAGATCACTGACACACTTGTTGATATTGTCGGTTATGGTCTTTTGGCACTTTTGAAATTGAAACACTCAAAAGATTCTGTTGATATTACAGTTGAAGAAGCACTAATTCAAAGCATTGCTGAGATTGAAGAAAGTTCTGAAGAGACTTTTGAGCCTTCGAATGATGATATCGAATGGTTAAACAGGAATACTTCTGCAATGGAGCAAGGTGTGGGAAGATTAGCTTAGAGATGAAATCAGACATTTGTAATACTTGTGGATTACACCTAACTTGTCAGAGTCCTTTTATGGACTCTGAAGGTTCTGAGACTCCAAGAGTTTTGGTAATAGGTGAGGCTCCTGGTGAAGCAGAGGATAAACGTAACGTACCATTCATAGGAACTGCAGGTGAGTTATTTAGAAATGTCTTAACAGAAGTTGGATTTGATTTATCAGAATTTCGATTTACAAATGTTGTTAGGTGTATGCCACCTGCTAACAAAATAACACAACCGGCAATAAATTACTGTAAACAATTCGCACTGGAGGACATAGAAACTTATAATCCTGAAATGGTAATTGTTGCTGGTAACAGTGCTTTACAAGGGATTATGGGTGAGAATGGCATAAAGGATTGGAATGGTAATGTCATAAAGAAGGATGGTAGAATTTATGTACCAATCTACCACCCAGCTTATATCTTGAGAAATAAGAATGCCATGGATGAGTGGTTGGACAGTTTACTCAAGGCATATGATGCTCTAAATGGTGTGTTTGAAGAAGAGTCTGCTGAGATGGAAATTGTTCTCCCAAGAACTGTGAAGGATGTTCTTAGGATGCAACAACATTTATCAGATTGTGAGAAAATTGCTTATGATGTAGAGACATCGACACTGGATGCATATTCTGATAATGACATATTACTTGCTGTGTCATTTGCTGCTGACGGTGTTATGTACAGTATACCTATGAGACATCCACAAGCGTGGTGGTCAGAGTCAGATTACCAAAAGGTAGAGAAAATCGTTATTGAAATTCTCGATGAACATGATGGTAAGTTGATGGGACAGAACATAAAGTTTGATCTTCTACACACCTGCACACAGCTTGGAAAACTTTACACAGCATGTGATGATACCATGTTGCTTAGTTCTTTGATAGATTCAGCACCTGGTAAGCATGGTTTGAAAAGATTGTCTGCAACATATTTAGGTTGGTATGATCATGAAAGTGCAATGGAAGAGTATGCAATGTCGCACCCTGAAGCAAATGTAAGAAAGGGTGGTTCTTATGCAAATATGCCTTTGGATATTTTATTGCCATATTCTGCTAAAGATTCTGGTGCAGTTGTCCTGTTGCGTGAGATACTTTATAAGAAATTAACAGATAAACAGAGAGCATTGTATGATGAATTGATAGTTGAGATTTCCAATGTTCTTACAGAAATTGAAATGAATGGACTTGTTATTGACAGATATGTTGCTAACAGGTACAAGAATATTTATGAAATGCGTGCTGAAGAAATTTATGAAGAAATCATACAAGACAAATTAGTCAAGCGTATGATAAAAGATAAACTAAAGGATCCGAAGAATAAGAAATGGAAATTCAATCCACGTTCTTCTATGCACATGGTTGAATTTGTTTATGTTTATGGCAAGATGCCAATAACAGTAATGACAAAGAATAAAGATAAGAATAAATCTGTACCATCTACTAAAGCAGATGTATTGGTGACTTATGAAGACAGATTACCAATTCTCAAGAAGATACATTATTTCAAGGTCTTGAAAGATGCATTGTCGAAGTATCTAAATTCCGCACTGACAGAGAAGTGGTTGTCAGATGATGGACTTGTGCACACAAATTACAAAGTAAATGGTGCTGAGACTGGTCGTATTGCTTCTGAGCACCCAAATATCCAAAACATACCAACAGAGGAGAAACTTCCAGGAACATTGCTGGAATATTTGCCGATCAAGAATGTATTTACTACAAGGTTTGGTAAAGATGGTGCACTTGTCTCACTTGATGAAAGTGCGATGGAGTTGCGTGTATTCTCTTCTGTGTCAAATTGTACACCCATGCTTGAAGCATTTATTAATGGTCGTGATATTCATACTGCTGTTGCATCAAAGGCAACTGGCATTCCTTATGATGATGTTGATAAAGATACAAGGTATTATTACAAGCGTGTGAACTGGACAATTCTGTATGCAGGTAGTGCTAATACTCTTCATAAACGATACAGAATTCCTCTGAAGAAGGCAGAGAAATTGTTTGATGATTACTTTGATGAATTCCCACAAGTAAAAGATCAAATTGAATCTACAATCAAATCTGCTCGTAAGAGTGGTTATGCAGAGAGTGCATTCGGCAGACGCAGATACTTTACTTACATAAAGAGTAGTGACGATTCCCCACAACGTGCTGCAGATGAGAGAGCATCTGTAAATATGCCTATTCAATCAGCTGCATCGGATGTGTTGATGGCATCTCTTATTATTTTGAATAAAGAGATAAGGAAACGTGGTTACACAAAAGAACAAGTGGTAATAGTAAATACAGTTCATGACTCAATTGTTCTTGACTGTAGAAAGGAAGTTGTTGTAGAAATTTCTGAGTTGTGTAAAGATATTATGGAAAACATAATTGATTGGGCAGCAATTTATATGCCGAATATAGATTTTAGTTGGTTAGTGTGTCCATTACAGACTGATGCTGAGGTTGGATCACATTATGGGAATAAAATAAAATTAGATAAGTGGTTATTAAAGGAGAAGGAATATGGTATTGCCGGATAATGAAATAAGAAGATTGTCTGATCTTGGTATGATGACTCCATACTTTGACAAATCAAAAGATTTGGTAAAAGAGCCTGGAAAGTTGTCAAATGGTATTTCCTCTTATGGGTACGACATAACACTTGGAAATGAGTTCAAGATGTTTCCTGTTGTTCCCATGGGTGGAGTTATTGATCCCAAGAATTTTGATGACAGTTACTTGACAACTGTAATCATGGATGAGTGCATTATCCCACCGAATTCATTCGTGTTGTCGTGCTCACAGGAGACATTCAAAATCCCTAGGGACATTATTGCCATTGTGTTAGGCAAAAGTACCTATGCCAGATGTGGGATTATTGTTAACATAACTGCTCTTGAACCAGAATGGGAAGGACAGGTGACGATCGAGATTTCCAATACCACACCTATCCCAGTCAAGGTTTATGCAGGAGAAGGTATTGCTCAGGTGTTGTTCTTGCGAGCTGAGTCTTTGTGTGATGTTTCTTATGCAGACAAGAGGGGTAAGTATCAAAATCAGACAGGCGTAACATTAGCTAGGAGCTAATATGTCGGATATGATATTACGAAAACCAGAAGATTTAGTCGGTACCCACACAGATTTAGTTCTTGAGTGGTATGGAAGACCTTACAGAATAACTGTGCTGGGTAGAGATGATAATGGGATGGTGGTTCGTTGGCATTACAAAAATTTTCGTTTGAGAATAGCAAAAATTGTAGGAGAAGAACCTATAAATAATAAGAAAGTTGATGTTTATGCAGTCACAGAAGTATTTATGAAGAATAAGGAGAGTAAAGATGGAAAATGATCCAAAAACAGTAAAATCTGTAATCGAAGAGATTTCTGGTTCCACAATTATTGTACGCACCATGAAGGGTGAGAAGAAGAAATTCGATATTGGAAATCTTTTCAACATAGATCAGGAAAGTATATCGAATGAATTTGCCACCCAAGCATCCATGTATGCATTCTTTGCCATTCTTGCTGCTGATGCAGACAGAATTGCTGCCATGAAATCCCTGCTTTATGATCAAGAAGCTGCATCTGCAGATGAGCAGTATCGTGCACAATTGACACTTGATGGTACGAAATTTACTGAAGCTGTTATCAGGTCTATGATTGTGCGTGATGAATCCTGCTGTAAAGCATTGTCTGAGAAGGAAGATGCAGATTACGATTTGAATATTTTGAAGGCAATTGTAAGAGCGTTCGAACAACGTGCCATGATGCTGCAGTCGTTGGGATCACAATTGCGACACGAGTATGACATGCAAGGCATGACTACCAGAGAATCTGCAATGAATAAAACATCTGAGAATCTCAAAGAGACAATCAATGCTCGCAGAAGACTAAAGAGTTCTGATTAACAAGTTATATTGAATAAGAGAATGAGCGAAGGTAAATCCTAAGGCTCGAACTCAATTTTACAAAGGAGAATGATATGGGAACTGGTAAAGATTTGAAGTCTGCTCGTGTTGATCGTCTCGCAATGTTACGAGACAAATTGGCGAAAACAGATTTACGTTCTGGTGGTGGTGGATTCTTCTCTCCACCTGATGGAAGGTCTGTTATTCGTATTATGCCTGAAGTTGGTGAGATGCAATTCTTTTATCAACAGGTTGGGTCTCACATGCTCCCTGGTAGTGAGAACAGAAAGCAATTCTATTGTCCTCACTTTACCAGTGAGGGAGAGCTTGATTGTCCCATCTGTGATTATGTTGAAGAATTGAAAAGATCTGGTGATAAGGCATCCTTAGCATTAGCATCTGCTTTACGTGTAAAGCGTAATTTCTGGATGAATGTCATTGATCGTGATCACGAATCTGTTGGACCGCAAATTTTTACTCCTGGTGTTATGGTGTTTGGTCAGATCTCCAGTCTTATCAGTGATCCAGATTACGGTGATATTTTCGAT